TTCTAACATTGTTTACAGGATGCCACACTCTGTTTCTGTTTTTACTTCCCCATGTACCATATATAAAACAAACATCAGCGTGTTGAATTTTATATAAATCACGTGTAGTAATTAAGTTCTTTTCAAAAAAATTTTCTGAATAATTTACATTAACGTGATAGTTGTTAGGATAAAGAAGTCTAATTTTCTCTATTACTTTTGATCCACCTATTGTAACTGTTCTCACTGTGTACCAACCTTTTGTATAAAATAACTATCTGCAATATCTGATATGGGATTGCCTGCTTTAGTTGTGTCAAAAATCTTTTTTAAATCTAGTTGCGTTTCTTTTTCAAACGCACTATACATCATTTCTTTATCTGCGTTTCCTTTTCCCGTAGCATTCTTTTTAATGACGCTTGGTACCAACGTGGCATAAGGTATATTTTGCTCCTCAAGGCGATATTTAAGGATGCCACAGTTTTCAGCGATCTGAAAAATGCCTTGGCCTTTAGAACCAAAAGAGTAACCTTCAATAAAAACTTTTGAAATATTGACTTTGGAAATAATATCAAATACCCAATCAGATATTTGAGTAAATCTTTGTATCGGCGTTTTATATTCTTTATGCTCATGGCCTAATATATTCCTCGACATTTGACCAATGTATTTTTTACGATTAGTTAAATAATGAAACATAAAATCACCATCACAATTTAAACAGATAGCAGGACTTGTTAAACTATAATCAATCCCAATTACTGTCTTCTTCAATTTCGTTTGTCCAAACTTCGTCATCTTCTTGTTCATGTACCTCATGTCCACAGAATGGACAAGTCAAAGGTTCTAAATCCTGTATTTCTATATCCCATTCTACAGTATATTTAGTTTCACAACTAGAACAAGTTTTTTGTCTTTTTTCTAACATTATAGTTTGAATTTTTTAAACTGATCTTTTTTCACATCTTGTTTAACACCACCAATTACATAACTTTCTATTTCTGTTTCTTGTGGTGCATTTTGAGTACCTTTACTGTTTAACCAATGGTCAACCCAAGGTAAAGGATTTGTTTTCTGATCGTAGGCAGGTGTTAATTGTATTGCTCTCATTCTTCTATTTGCCATATACTCTACAAATTGATGTAATAGTTTTTCTGATAAACCTATCATACTACCTTTTGAGAACAAATAAGTTGCCCAACGTTTTTCTTCTTGTACTGCATCATCATACATTTGATAAACTTCTTTTTCAGTTTCTTTTATAATCTTATGAAAGTCTTTGTCGTTTTCATAATCTTTCCAGTTATTGATTACTCTTTGTGACATTGCAAGGTGTTGACTTTCATCTCTAGCAATGAAAGATATAATCTTAGCAGAACCTTCTAGTTTCTTTAGTTCACCAAATGCAAACGAACAAGCAAATGATACATAGAATCTTAAACCTTCTAATATGTTTACAGTTACCATTGCAAGATATAATTTTTTCTTTAACTCATACATGTCAACTGATTTGTCTGTTGCCCATTTGTAACCTAACTGTATTAAATCATCATAAGTTTTAGTTACTGACTTACTTCTTTTTTCAATCTTTTCATCTTCAATAATAGTATCAAATACATCACTAGGTTGAGAATATAAGTTTTTGATAATGTATGTATAACTTCTACTATGAATAGTTTCCATAAAGTCCCATGTAACAATTGCACCCTCTAACTCTGGCAAAGAACAGAAAGGTAAAAATGCAAGGCATGGACCTCTACCTTGTACACTATCTAACATAGTTTGATATTTTAGATTAGAAGTAAAGATAAATTTTTGTTGTTCAGATAATTCAGCGTAATCATTTCTATCTTTTTGTAAAGACACTTCTTCAGGTCTCCAAAAGTAACCTAATTGTTGTTGGGTTAGTTTATCAAAAATAGGATACTTCATTGTATCATATCTTTGTACTGCCAAGTCTGGACCAAAAAACATAGATTGTTTTGTTGCGTCTAAACCTTTATCTTTATTGAACACACTCTTTGCCATTTGTTTACTTATCCTTTTTTATTCTTATGTTTTTAAGACCTGTTTCTCTATTTAAAAACTTATAGTCTATTTTGACCACGTCAAAATCTTCTTTTATTTTATCTGCAATCTTGTATGGATTAAAATCAGCACAACTATAAACGTCAAACTGCATTAACGCTGGCACTGGTTCATCCCATACATGCATTGCTATATGACTTGTTTCTATAACTGCAACACCTGTAATACCTCTATTACCCTCGTTGTTACAATAAGCCACATAAGGACCCAACATTATTTTCATATTGATTGAGTCAATAAAACTTTTAAACCACTCTGTTAATGTATCAACATTTTTAGGTGGGTTGTTTACTTCAGCACGTATAATTAAATGCTTATGAAATAATAAACTATTCTTCATTGTCTTTTACACCGTAAAAAAATTCTGTTTCATCACCAAAAGTTTGTTTCTCTTTGTCTTCTACAGAATATTCTATAGAAGAAACTTTAAAGTCAGGAAACTTTAGTTTCTTTGGAGTGTAAGACTTATCTAAAATCAACATACGATTATTTGGTTGAGCCGCAAAATAACCATTATCTAATTTTAAAATATTAAAAGACTTATGTTGAGTAGGCACTTCAGCAAATGTAGTATTTAGTCTATTTGGATCTGCATTGGCACTATCTATTGTAAACATATAGACACCACTGTGCCATTTTCTACTAGGTGCAAAATACTTTGCTCTTTGTCCTTTTAACAATCTTTTTTCAATAACTGCAATATCATAACTAAATGAATCCCACAGTTCTAATTCTTCTAAACTACATTCACCTTCAAAATCTTTTTTCCACACAAATGCTGACAAAGGTAATTTATCAAAGACAGCACCATACTCAGGCAAATAAGTTTCAAAGTATAATGCTCTACCTTGTATAGATTTTACAGTTACCCATACACCTTCAACTAATTCTCCATGACCTTTTTCGTGGTCATAAAGATATTCTTTCTTTACAAAAACCTCTACATGAGGTACGTTAGCACATAAAAACATAATTAAATTGTACAAGACTCACAAGCCTCGTCCTCCTCTGTTGTCTTAGTTTCTTCAGGTACGTTATCTACAAAACCTATTGGGTGTGCAGGTTCATCTACATCTTTTTTTGCGTCATAAGTGTTTTGATAGTAAGATGTCTTCCAACCCAATTTATACGTACTTAATAAATCTTGTGCCATAACTGATACAGGCACTTGTCCATCTTCATAATTTTCAGGATTATATGACCAGTTACCACTAATCGCCTGGTCAAAATACTTTTGCATTACTGCAACAATATTTATATATCCTTCGTTTGATTTCATATCCCATAATAATGTATAATTATTTTTTAATTTTTTATAGTCAGGTACAACTTGTTTTAGTGGACCTTTCTTAGACTTTTTAATACTTAAATAGTCCCTAGGTGGTTCAATGCCGTTTGTAGCATTAGAAACCACACTAGAGGATTCTGATGGCATTTGGGCAGAGAGTGTGCTATGTCGAAGCCCAAACTCTTTTATATCTTTTCTTAGTGACTTCCAATCATATGTAAATGCACGATTGTTTACAAGTTCATCTACATCTTTTTTGAAAGTATCTATGGGAAGAATACCATCGGAATATTTTGTTCTATCAAAGTAAGTACACTTGCCTTTTTCTTTTGCAAGTTCATTTGATGCACTTAGTAGATAGTATTGAAATGCCTCTGTAAGTTTATCTACTTGTCGCCATGCAAGTTTCTGGTCGTATTTGTAACCTTTCTTTGCAAGGTAATGAGCAAGACCAATATAACCTATGCCTAAACTTCTTCTTGCCTTTGTAGATATTTCAGCGGCCTTAACAGGATATTGTTGATGTTCTATTATTTCATCTAAACTTCTTACTGCTAAATCACATAACTCTTCTAACTCATCTCGTTTATCTATTTTACCAACATTGATTGCACTTAATATACATAATGCAATTTCACCATCACCGTCAATATGTTGCACTGGATCAGTAGGTAAAGTAATCTCCTGACACAAATTTGACATTCTAACTAAATCTTTAAAACTAGAGTGTGTATTACAGTGATCTATATTCATTATGTAAATACGACCTGTTTCTGCTCTTTCTTTTAAGATGTCAAAAAATAATTCTTGTGCATTTACTTTTTTCTTTTTGATGCTTGTTTTTCTTTCTGCTTTAATGTAGAGTTCGTCAAATTCTTTTGTGCCCCACGCCTCATACAACTCAGGTACCTCATGCGGACTAAAGAGCGATATTTCTTCATCATTGATAAACCTTTCATAAAATAGTTTTGACAATTGTATTGAGTAGTCAAGTTTTCTAACTCTATTATCTTCACTACCTTTATTATTTTTTAAGACAATGATGTCTTCTATTTCTTGGTGCCAAATTGGGAAGTGTACTGTTGCTGATCCGCCTCGTACTCCGTTTTGAGTACAACACTTAACAGTCGCCTCAAATTTTTTGAGAAAAGGTATAACACCCGTATGTTGTACCTCACCGCCTCTAATACGTGAGTTGATACCTCTGATTCTTCCTGCGTTAATTCCGATGCCAGCCCTTTGGGCAA